AACATCTTCAAATAACATTTTAATACGACACCTACAGTTATAACTTAAACTTGGATTATATTGACTCCAAAAAGGATCATTAGCAGGTAATGTTACATTATTTATAGCAGCATGTGATGGTCTTACTATACTATCTTCCATTGTCATATATTGTAACATTTTTTTTGGATATCTTTGAAAATTAGTCATTTGAATAGCCATATTAGATGATCTTGTTATTTGGTTAGCTTCAGTCTCTAACCAAGTTTCATTATATAATGACATCTTTACATCAAATATTTGTGAAAATATCTCATAAGACTTATCTGTCGAATATACTAAATCGTCTATAACTGCATAGTTTTTAGACTTAACAAAATCTCCTACATTATTAACAACGCCTTCTAATAAACCTTTTGGTAAATCTTTTCTAATTTTATCCTGATAGTAAGGTTGTAATATTGATTGTAATTGATATGACCCAGCATTCCTATATTTATCAGGATGTGAAAAAATATCACGTTTCAATTCTGGGTATAAACTACTCAGTTGGTCCTGAAGTTTCTTGTATGATGCCATTTTGGTTAGTATTATTTTGTGTAGAACTATATGTTCTTTGAGCTATAATTGGTAAATTGAATAGTTCAGCAGTTTTTTCAACATCAAAAATAAAATATGGTAATAGTGTTGTATAAGCAGCAACAGCATCCTTATCAATAGCTTGTTCTTGTTCAGCAAAAGCAAATTCTAAACCATCTGGTATAATACCAAGATTAACTAACTTTGGTAAAAAATAATGATTAACCCAATGTGAGAAATTTCTTTTATCACCTTGCATTTTTCTATGAAAGTTTATATTATGAATATCTGTCTGTGCAAAAGAACCTGTTGTACCATTCTCCATTAATAGAGTTGAACCTAATATCTCTTTTTGTATTTCATCATTAATAAAATCATTAAACACTTTGAACATTTGATAATCATAAGTTCCAGTTGCCATTGTTTCAAACACATCATTGATATCAGCAACCATACAAGCAGATGAACCCATATTCTTTAAGGCTTCAAACATTCTTGACTTCTCATCTTCATTTGAATTTGCAGTTTTGATTATTCTTGGTGGAACACCATATATCTCTATCAATTGACTCCATGCAAAGTTATTTTGTTTCTTGAATAATAAGTAAGGACATAATCCATTTATAATTCCAAGGTCTTCTACTTTATTAGGTGCGTATTCAAAAGTCCATGGTTCCATATCATCTGATTCTAAATCCCAACCTTCTCTTGATGATGGGAATTTACAATACTTATGCATTTCTGGAATATATCCATTTCTAGGTAAGAATTGAAATTGTATTTCTTCTTTACTAAACTCTGTTATTTGAAATGTAGTAGGACCATAGAATATACTCATCTCACACTCTTTCATAACATCATAAAACCATTGACTCTTAAAGAATGTTGTATATTCATCATTAATCTCACCATTAACTAATATGTTATAATTTGAACTCATCATATCATCTACTCTAAAAGATATTGCAGCTTGTAATGATGGATCTAAACTTATTTCAGTGTATGTTTTTTGTAATGGATCTCTATTCAAATTAATAAGTGCAGTTGAATAAGCATTTCTCCATTGTTGAATAGAAGTAAAGATTAAAGTTCTAAAAGATTTTAACCACCAATTAGAATAAAAATTCTTATATGAATCATCATCCAATATTGGATTTGGATTTTCAAACTCTCTACTTTCTGTTGGAGTTGATATCTGTTTTGGAGCACCGAAGCTCATTTTGTATTTCCCTATGTTGAATTCCATTAGTAAATATGATTATTTTTTGGTTGAGATCCTATTAGAATTGTTGTACTTGTTTGATAAACATTATTTTTAGAAGGCCATTTTGGACTTATAACTCTTTTTGCAATATCTCTTAATGTTTGTATTGTTCCATTGTATCTATCTATTCTTAGTTGAGGTATTCCAGCAGATGGACTTACTCTACACTCTAACTCATAAATCATAATATCCAATACTATATTTCTAAAAAAATTACTATCCCATACATCTGTATTACCAGTGTTTATCATATATTCAAAATCATAAAACCCATTTAAGTATGTTCTACATTGGTCTAATGCAGCAGCTTCAACAGCATCTAATATTGGGTATGTTATACCTGTATTTATTACTGAATCTTGCGAATCTAATAGATCGCAAAGTATATCTTCATTGATGTTTGATAGAATATCACTATAAAGAATGTATTTCATAATTTAGAAATTTATTTTTTGGGAATATGATTTATATATTATATTTTATTAATCAAAAAAGTTAGTATCTAAATTTTTCAGATCCAGTAATTGGTATTGATGTTTTAGAACCTATTTGATTAATAAGAATTGCTGATATTAAAGCATCAAGAAAATCATCCTTTCTTTTACTATTACTCTCTTCTGGTATCCAATTAAACAACTCATTTTTTGCTTCAGAAAAATCTAAACCATTTTCTAATTCTTTATTAAAGAATATCAACTTACGAAACCATAGTGGTTGTAATTGTTCTATCTTTTGTATCTTATTAACTTTTTGATCTTGTCCTATAATTGGTAAATGAAATCCAATTTGCTTTTCAATATTTCTTACTACTTGCAACACCAATTCTTTTTGAAAGAATGTTGAGTCATAATACATAGTCATCGGTATATTCTTTGATTGTAAAAATTTATATTTTTCTGCAAGCCACATAAGTGCAGATTCTTGTGTTCCTTTCCTTACATATAAATCGTGTATATAATAACAATCATTAACAATAGTTAATATCACTATTGCTTTGTAATCACCATTAATAACACTTAAAGAACCATCATAAAAAGCAATAGTCCTACCGAATTGAGAATACTCTGGCTGAGCAAATTGTAAATGTTCGGCTGGGAATATTTCTGAAGTACTCATAGGTATATGATTCATTTCCCTATCAAAATATAAAGGTCCTGTATTTTGTCTTTCTTGTAATAACATTTCAGTTGAAAATCTTTCAGGCCATGTCGATTGACTATTAGAATCTAATGCACTTAAAGTAAATGTTTTACAATTAGACATTTCTGATATTGATTGTAATACCATATGTTGTGCAAATCTATTACCTAATGAAGTAATACGATATTTATTCATATCCTTACATCCATAAAGTTCTGATTTAAACCATGTAATACATTTTTTTATTCTCTCTGGATTTCGTGTAGCTTCATCCATATCTATATCATCCGTACAGATAAATGTTGGTCTATGACTATTATATAAAGATCCTCTGACTTGAGTACCTAATCCATAACTACCAAATAAACAATCTATATTTAATGTTGAGTTTTTACAAATAAAATCACCACCTCTTGTTTTTATATCAAATGTTCCAAAATGTGAATTTAATTTTTCGTTTGATATTAATTCTAATTTTATATTATTTAAACAATATGCAGCCATTTCTTCTGTAGCTGAACAATACATAACGAAATTTAATTCTTGTCTTATTAATAAAAATATTAATAAACATAATAATAATGTTGTTTTACCATAACTTCTACTTATTCGTAATTGAGTTAATGAATTTACTCTATTAGATAAAATCTCATTTACATAATCGATTTGTACTTTATGAAAAGGCATAAATTTATCATTTACCGTTAATCTATGCGATAAATAAACTTCACAAAACCTTTGAAAATCATTTAAACAATTTTCTTTTTCAATCTGTGAAACTTGATTCTTTCTATGTTTTAATTGTTCAGATATACTATTGAATGCATTATTAACATCATTAATAGTTTTTAAATTTAATGGTATATAGATTTGTTCAAAACCTTCAGCAGCCTTTTTTTCAGGGAATTCGTTAGATATTATTGAGTTTTGCATAATCACCAAAGTATTTTAATGCGGCTCTATCATATACTCTTGCTGCATATTTTGCTGTATTAAATGAACCTAAATATATACTCTTACCATTTACATATATAATAGATATGTAATAATTTCTATTTTTTTGTAAAGAAACTCCTTTATATCCTGATTTATTTGAATTAGTTATATCTCTATTTCTACTATTTTCTTGATAAGTACATTCTCTTAAATTTTCTATTTTATTATTTAAAAAATCTCTATCAATATGATCAATTAATTTAGGTAGATAACCATTATGATATAAGAATATTAATCTATGTAATTGATAATTTTTATTTCTAAATTTTATTCTTAATCTACCAGATGATGGTGTTATGGATGAAGCACAATCTCCAATCTTTACACTTCTCATATTATTATCAATCTTAATTCTATAAAGGTTTCCATCTCTATATTCAAAATACTCTTTTAACTCTTGTTGTGTTATCATATTAATTTTTATTTTTTATATAAACTAATAGTAATTAAGTTTATATTCTATATTTATCATTTTAAGTATGTTTTTTCATTGTTTATTTTAAAGTTAATACTTTATATTACTTTTTATTTTGAATTGAATTTTTAATTGTTTCTACATCATTTTTGATAGTATAGATAGTATCGTATAACTCACGAATTAAATCTCGCAAATCATTAAAATCTTCTAACCTTATTTTTCCATCTTTATTAACTCTCATCTTCATTACTTTGTTTTTCAAGGATATACTCCTTAGCAATATTAATCAACTCTTCAACAGGCAATCCTTTATTAGCAACCAACTGAACGAACTCTAATAATATCTTACCAACTTGAATAGAGTTTATTGTTGCAAATCTTGGGGTGAGTTTATTGAGGGTTAGTTTAACTAAATCAACATTAGGTCCTATTTGAGTAGTCTCTTTAACAACAGATGTTAAATATGTTATAGCACTATTATTCTCATTAACATCATATATCTTCTTAATTTTAGTTTTTTCATACCCAGTAATAAGTTTTGTATATGCATTAGTAGCATTTAATACATTCATTGCAAGTGAATTCTCTTTTGCTTTTTCTTTTGCTTGTTCATACATAGGTTTTTGTAAAGGATGAGTATTCAAATACATTCTAAACCAATCGTAATTCCTTCCTAACATCTCACAAGATTTATGAATATCAAAATGACCTGAACTTAGAAATGCTAAGGCTTCAGTAAAATCACTATCAGATTTTTCTTGTACTGGTGTGCGTTGTCTCTGAGGAAGTTTATTAGTAAAGGATTCTTTATATTGATCTATTTGCTTACGAGTATCAGCAATAGTTTCAGCATTCTTCCTTGGTCTGCCTGGTTTTTTTGGGGTTATCGAAATATCTTTTTTCATAAACTTATATATTAAAGTTTTAAGTTCATTATTTATAGTAAATTATTTTTACTCTACTTTATTGAGTAAAAAGTCGCTTTGACTATGCTACCACTATTCAAAACACACTTTTACTACACTACTATTTTTCCGAGTTAGATTGTAGGTATACTATTATTTTTTTTAAATATAGGTATACCATCCTTTAAATAAATAATAATAATAATATATTTAAAATAAATAAAATAGTTAAGTAGTAAGGTAATTAGCCTAGGTATATATAAGGTTCAACTAACTTTTACTCAATTATAGTTGAGTAATGAAAATTTCCTTTATTATCAAGGTATTTTAATTATTTTGAAAAATAATTTAAAAAATAAACTTTTCCGCTAAAAATGTTTAATATATATAATCAAATAAAAAACTTTTTTAATAGGTGAGACTAAATAAAAAGTGTAAAGATTTTTCTTATAATTTAATTTTAACCGAAAAACCAAAAACCACTTTGAATGTCTCACTTCAAGTGGTTTTTTATTTTTTAAAAAACAATCGGTTAAACATGAATTACTTTACAAACACATTTGATAAGACACCAAAACTTATCACAATGAATGATATTATTAAATTAATATCATCATCAGAATTAAATACTCAAACTGAGTATTATCAAAAACTTTATCAAGATACTAAACCGGAAGATACTTTAGGACAAGAATTATTAAAGAAAACTAAACTAAAATTTCCAGGTATTACCTTCTCATGTATTTTTAATGATGGTATGAGAAGAATAGAAAATTTTAAATCTAATACACAATATATTGGATTAGATTTTGATTTAAAAGAAACATCAAATGAAGATTTAGATATTTTAATTAATAAAATAAAAGAAGATAAATACACTCATTTAGTTTATAAATCAGTATCTGGAAAAGGATTTAAAATAATTGTGAAAACTAATATTGAAATAACAACAGATGGAACTTTAGCTGTTGTATATCATTCTTATTATTTTGACGCACTTCAAAAATATTATTTAGATACTTATAATTTACAATTAGATAAACAATGTAGAGATATAAATCGTTTAAATTTCTTATCATATGATGATAATTTTATTTATAATAACGATTCTAAAATATTTAAAACAACAACTCCAAAAAAAGAAATTTCTAAAGCATTACAAAAAAAAGAAAATAATAGATTAAAAACTTTAGGATCAAATTTATCATTAAATAAATTATATGATTTCATGAAGACAAAAAATATAATACATCCAGAATTAACAGAATATACAACTTGGTTAGTATTTGGATGGAGATTATTATCTTATCTACAAGATCCACAAGAATTTATTCATTACTTTAGATTATTCTCTATGTTAGATTCTAAATATAATGAAAAAGTATTTGATACTAAAGTAAATAATATGATTAAAACAATAAAACCTGATGGATATTCTATTAAAAAACTTTTCAAATGGGCAAAAGATATGGGTATGAAGTTTGAAAAGGATGAAAAAGAATTATATACTTTTGATAATACTGATTTACATATATTAATGAATGAATATAAGATAAAAGTAGAATTAGTAGAACCATTAAATGAGATGTATATTTCTATGGGAGATAATACTGGTAATACATTTCATGTTGATAGAAAATTGATGAGTGATACATTATTAAATGAAGTATATACTAATTTCATTAAAGAATCAAACATGAGTAATTTACATAAAAGTCAATTTGAAACATTTTTATTTACAGATAAAACAATTAAAAAAACAAATATAATAGATGATTTTTTCATTGATTTTGATCAATACACTCAATTAGAATATGAAGAAGAATGGAAAAAGTTTTATTCTTCATTTACAACTAATTTAAGTCCAGAATTATTAAAGATGTATTTTAGATTTTGGATGTTATCAAGTGTTGAACAATATTATCGTAAAGATAATTATTACAATAAATATTATTTAATAGCAAAAGGAGATCAAAATGTAGGAAAGACATGGTTTTTCGAAAAAGGATTACTAAAACCTTTTAAAGATTTAAGATTAGTAGATACTAATTTTGATTGGGATAATATGGATAAAGATAGTCAGATTAAATTATCAGAGTCATTATTTATATTTACAGATGATATCAAAATATCAAATAAAGATGATATACATCAAATTAAACAGACTACATCTAAAACTACAATAACTATAAGAAGACCATATGGTAGAGTATCTGAAAAAATGAGAAGAATTGCAAATTTCTGTGGTTCAACAAATGATAATGTATTATACACTGATGAAAGTGGTGGTATAAGATTTATGCCATTTGAGTTGTTGAGTATAGATAGAACATTATTTAACTCCATTAATTTTAGATTATTATGGTTAGATGTTATGAATCAATTTGCTAAAGGTAGAAGATCAGATGATATATTAACAAGACATCCTAAATTATGGGAACAACATATTCAAAACTCAGAAAATAATAGACAACAAAGTTTTATAGAAGAATTCTTAATAGATAAATTAATAAGAACTAAAGATTATAACCACACAATGACATCACTTTTAATATCAATTAAAGAAATATATTCTCAAGATTTTACAAAAATAAATGGTCAAAAATTTTCATCAATCATGAAAAAGATTGGTTTTGATACTGAAAAAAGATTAGTTGGAACACATTATATAAATTATTTTAATGTTAAATTAAAAC